GCTTCCACGCATTCATATACGGTTCCCCAATCACGCAACATCTGAGATGGGGTAAAATAAACGTGATTATCAATCTTTATAGTTTCTATCAACCCTATATTCTCCAAACGTTTGTAAATACGCCTCAATGTATCTACCTTATTAGGCAATACAGAGCAATAACAAGCTACATATTTATAGTCAGCCATATAATATGAATTTCCATCGTATTGTATCGGATTTTTCGTCAACAATCCAAATAAACATGATGCCAAAATACTTTCTGTTGGATTTAAATCTAAAACTTTTGAACGTACTAAGTCCAATACCAAATAGCATCTTTCTTTCATTTTCTAAATTGATTATTTTTAAACTTTTATTTATTTATCATCTTTATTCTATGTCCTTTATCGGGCATATCATATTACAAAATAGTTACCATCTTGGCATTTCCAATTTGTGCACTTTGATGTGAATCTTAAATACTTTGTTTTGCTAATCGATATTAATTCGACAAAACCCATATAAGACAAAATTCTAAGGTTCTTGTAAGCTCTTTTAGGGATAGAAAAAAGAAACGGGAAGTTATCAGACATTTCCTTTTCAGAATATTGATACCATACAACATTTCCTAATTTTATTGAATTGCTCCATGAAGTTAAAGTCATACATGCGGCAAGCGTAGTTGCTTGTACAATTGTTAAGCCATGTACAATGGCAAACTTTTGGTCTATAAATATATTGTATGTCATAGGTTATAAAAAAAAAACCCGAGGTCTGGGCTACCACACACCAAACCAAGGGTTTCAAGCTAATTAGCAATATCGTATAAACGGTGGTAGTCGTTTGTTTATGCTGCAAAAATAGATGTTTTTTTTTGAATTATCAAACATTATTGGTTAATTCTGCGATAAAGCCCTTAATATTTTGCTTTCTTATATGTCCTTTTAATGCCCTCCCCTCAGAGAATACTGTATAATAGCCTAATCTATTCCATGAAACTACGTTGTTAGTCCTATTTTCCAGATGTATATAGGTTCCACCCTTAGAATTTAAGTCATACAAAAACCGGAGTAACCTTATAGCTTCCTCCTTATCCCCAAGGTAAACAGTAATATACTTTTGATATATATTACTAGTTTTAAGCATAATGTAATAATGGTCTATACACCCATTCACCTTTGCAGCGCACAATTTTTGGTTCCCAAGGTCTGTTACTTTCAACGTTTCAACCTCTACTACAGTTTGGGCATACACGCTTACACACATTACTGATATCACTAAAAACAAAATAATTTTCTTCATTCTTCTATCAATTTTATTGGCTTAAATGCTTCAGTTACTTTACGCAAATTCCCCTCGCTTTCGTTCGGAACAATGGAAACGACCGGATAACGGGAACGGTCGCCGGGCTTTTGAGAGACGGCAAATTGTACGTTCATATCCCAAACTATACCCTTAACAAATCCCCGTTCCTGCAACATGGCGTCGAACGTGTCTCGGATATTTGGAATTGTTGACGCCGTACCCTTTGTTACGAACTGCCAAACCCCGGCAACCCCACGAACCAACGGAATAATAAAAGTTACGGTTAACGTTACAATCCATCCGTCACCGCCATTCTTTACGGCACGGTTTGGGTGCTTTTCCGTAACCCCTGCCATCAAATTAGGATAATCCTTTGTACTGTATTGTGCATATTGTTTTCCGTTCCATACAAAGAACGTTTCCCCATCGCCGTATGCTATGCGTCGCCCGTCGTCGTCCCGGTATTCGTACATTTCGTTACATACCTTTTCCGGGCAATCATCCGGGAAAATTATTTGAATAGTTTGCGGCTTTTCGCCGTATGCTTTGGTAAACAATCCGGCATACTTTCCACTAGCAATAAAATAGTCAACACTTTTTGGATATTCTTTTCCGTTGGTTGCTTTCTCCTTATACCCTACTTTGATAAACCCCACACGTGGCAAAACAACACGTTGTATGCCGGTGGTTGGTCTGTTTATGTTTATACGTCCTTTCATAATCAAATATTAATTTCAGTATTCAACAAATCTTTCTTTGTCACGGGTTCCGGCTTTTTAGGCTGTTTTTCTTCGATTTTAGCCACTTTTTCTTTTTTTGGTGTAATTGTACGTTTTGCGGTTTTCTTTTCCTTGACGGGCTTGTTTTCCGCCGTTTTTGCCGTTTTTCGTGTGGTTCTCTTTACGGTCTTGGTTTTCTTTTCCTCCGGTTCCGGTTGTGGTTCGGGTTCCGGCTGTGGTTCGGGTTCCGGGTCTTTCTTCAAATCCTCAACGGTAACGGCTTTTTCCGGTTCCGGCTTTTTCTTTTCCGCCGGGGCTTTGCTTTTAACAAGTTCCGCCAACGTCAGCGAAACAATATTGTTTGTCAAATCCGGTTCGTTATCCAATGATATTTCCCCGGAAACCGCCGTAAATGTATTATCTCGTTTTTCGTCCTCAATTGCTGCCAACTCCAAAAGATACGGGATTTTCTTTGCGTTCGGGCTGTCTGTTTGGTCTTTCAAATTGTACGCCGGTTTCTTTCGCCAATCTTTCGGGCTGAAATTGAAAACACGGTCAATCGGAATATCCGGGAAATTTTCGTTCCACATCATCGCATATAAATGCAACTGAATTTCCGCTTCTTCGTAAAATCCTTTGCGCCCGCTTTTGAAATCCACAATTGCGTTTATGTATTCTTTTGAACCGGGCTTTGATAACATCGTACACGGTAAATCAATCATTCCGGCGTAATTATGAACGGGGTGTACCAACGCAATTTCCACGGCTAACGGTTTAACGTCATAATCCAAAACAAATTGCGCAAATGCTAATATATCCTTTTTGAAATCATCAGCGTAATAAATGAAATCGGCGGGCAATTTGTTGTTATCAATATAATCTTTCAATTTGGCTTTCAATCCGTCCAAATCATAAACCCGGTTAATTATAAGTTCCTCAAATTGGGCGTGCATAAATGTACCATACGCCGCCCGTTCTGCTTTGTATCGTTCCGCCTCGTCAATACCTTTGTCGGCAATCCATTTTATCAGAAACGGCGATTTTGGCATTGTCTGCGATAATATGGTTGTAACTGACGGATAAAATTCCGGGGTTCCGTTGTCGTCAAACTTGTAATAATATCGGTGTCCTTTGCTGTTTAGCTGCCATACTTTATACGGCGGTTCGATTAATGCGCCATCAAAAAACATTGCTGTCATTTCCTCAACCGTCATGCCCGGCACAATTTCAAAAGCCCCGGCGGGCTGTTCTATTTCGACGGCATCCAATCCGGGGACAATCTGTTGTTCATCGTTTATTTCCGGGAATTTATCGGCGGGCAATTGTCCCATTGCTTCCGCCAACTTCTTAACCGCATTTACTGCGTTACCCATTGTGTTTGCAATACTTTTTTCCGGGTTTTCCGGCTGTTTCTTTTTCGCTCTCATGTTATTTGCTCTTTAATTCGTTAAACAATACATAAACCATTAATCCACACATTGCAGAAAACAAAAAATGGATATAATTCCAAAATCCGGCAATAAAACATATTACTCCGAAAATGCTAAATATCATTGCAAAAACCTTTGCTTGCCACGCATCGGAAAAGAAAACATCAACCATCTTTTCCATTTTTTCGATAAACTTCTTTTTCATGGTTTTAATCCTCCATTCCAAACAGATAATCGGCGGAACAACCGCACATTTTGCAAATAATTACCACCCATTCCGGGACAATCCTTTTTGTTGTCCCGTTACAAAGATTTGTCATATTTACCTGCTGTGCGCTTTCGCTTGCGCCCTCAAATAAACGGGCTGCAATATCCTTTTTCAATACCTTTTTTCCGTTCGCCTCGGAACGGGCGATTGCTTCATTTACTCTCAATTTCATATTTTTTTATTTTTATGGTTATTACTCTACATGCCCGCAATGTTTGCAGGTTTTTTCCTCAAATATCGGTTCGTATTCATACGGGGTTAAATACCCATCGCCGCCGCAACATTTATAATCGGCGTCGGTAACTTCCATTTCTCCGCCACATACCGGGCAATCTCCTTTTCCGACCAATACCAAATTCAGAAATGCGTCCAAATGTTCGGAACGTACAACCGAAATTCCGGTTGCTTTGATAATGCCGACAACATCAGAAACCGGAACGTCACGTTCGATACTATCAAACAAAGTGCATCCCCAAAATTCCGGGTCGTCTTGTATCATTTCCTTTTGGATTAATTGGTTTACAATGATTGTTTCAACTTCTGTTGCTTTCTTTCCGGCTGCTTTCGCCAAAATGTTCAATTCTTTGTCTTTTCTGATATTCATATTATTTCGCACTATCCCCGTGCGTGGGCTTAACTTCAATGCAAAGGTACAAATATTTCTTTAATTACCAAAAATAAATACTTTTATTTCAAATTTATTTTTGCGGGTTGTTTTGCAATTTACGGCAAACAATATATTTTTGTGGTACCGCATCAACCAAATATCGCTCTCGGTTACTGCGTAAAATTCCCCCCGGTGCATATTGATTTATGACGCCGGGGGTCTTTTTATTTCTTACTCTGATAATACAACCATTTGTAAATTTCGCCGTAATATCCGGTTTCCAATACTGCTTTTCGTATGGTCTTTGCGTCGTACTCGCCAAATGTTACGTACTCATATATTGACGGGTTTTCATGCAACGCAAATTCAAATGTTATGTCAATATATGCGTCGCCGGCCTTGTTAAACGCATGGTCAATCGGTATTGGGACGTTTGTTATTCCCTCACAATAAAGAATCCGTTCCGGGAACGCCTCGCAAAGTAAATGGGAATTTAGATAACATTCTTTCGGCTTTGGCTTAATTACGTGCCGTATGTAGTCCAATTCGTAATCCTCCAATACATCAGCCGCCGGAACAATTTTAACGGGCTTTGCAGCATTAAACAAGTCTACAAAATACGCTTTTTGTCTTTCGTGCAAAGGTAGTTCCAACATCATTTCAATTTCTTTTATTATTATACTTTCCATACAATTTGTTATTCCGTCCATTCCTCAATATACATTTCATACGCTTCTTGGCAACAACGCCCCTCACAACTTATATATCCATTTGGGACGCCGTGGGTTCCTTTTTCGTCATCATCCAAAGGACAATATAAACACAAATCGTCGCTTAAATCATCAGCGGTTTTTAATTTAGGGTTCTTTATTTGCCATATACCCAATAATAGGGTTGCAATTAATAATACAAAGAAAATTAATATTATCACGTCCATATTTTAACCTTTCATTCTACCAACATAAGACAAATTCAATACATCGTACATTTGCCCCATAACGGCAAATTCTAACATTGCGTCGCTGTTTGCAACGTCGTTTATCCTCAACAATGGGTATTTGTTGCCGTACTCCGTAACGAACCCGTCCGGTTCAGTATCTGAATATATACGGTCGTCGTCATTATTACCAAAGTATTTATTGAGGCTTTGCAGAATATTGTTTTCTAAATATTCATTGCCTAATACTGCTTTTATTTTATCCTGCTTTCTTAGTGCGTATCTCATAATATTTTATAGTTATGCCGGGGTTATTTCCCCGGCTGTCTTACATTACTAACTTTCCGATTTGCTTTGCTATTTCCAAAACTTCTTTCTTTGTTTTTACTTCATTTGGTATAACCGTACCATTTGCAGATTTTGAAAACGTTTCCCGTGATTGAACCCATACATAAACCGTACCGCCAATTTGATTTTTTTCGGTTGTCCATTTTATTTTACCATATCTTATTTGCCAATATGTACCGCCCCCGAATGGCATATAATGACCTTTGTCGTCATTCCATGATAAAACAACCCGCTTTGCTTTGAAATAACGTGTTCCGTCTGTATTAGTAAAACAAATGTCGTATGCGCTGTTTTGTTTCCATTTTGAACAAAGTTCTTTGCGCTGTTCCAACAATTCGTTTTTTATCTCGATGTCTAAATCATCTAATACTGCAATGTCTGTTGCAATAGTTCTTTTCTTTTCCATATTCATTTGAATTTATTCCGGGAACCCGCCCGGTCGGATATTATTTAATGTAGAATGAAATTTTGATACCACGACGCAATTTACATACGGTTTTGTCGTCCTTTCCATTGAACGCACGGCGCAACATTTTGTTTGCCATTTCAACGCCAATCAATTCAATCAATCCTTTAACGCCTACCAACTTGTTAACCTTTTTACCGTCAACAATACCGTTGATTTTAATGCGGAAATTGCGATTAATTTCTTTTGTTGTGTATAATAAACCGTTGTAAATTGTTGTTGCCATTTTGATTTTCTTTTAATTGTTCGGGGTAAACGCCCCGTCGTTGTTGTTTGACAATGCAAATATACAACCTTTATTTTAATTACCAAAAGAATTTCTTTTTATTTTATCGGAAAATGGCAAAAAATTCTGTTTTTGGTTCAAAAGATAGTTATTTTGGTCGAATTTTCGATTTAAGCCACTTTTTCGGGCGAAATGTGTAATTTATCCATCCGGGAAAGAAAAGCCCGCTACGGGGCTAAAAATGGGCAAAACTAAAAAAGCCGGGGAAAACCCGGCTAATCCTTAAAAACAATGTTATAAATGGAATGAAAAAGTATTTGATACAAAAATACTCATTTTTCAATCTCTATATATTCAACCCCCATTATTTTTGTATGCGGGTTCCTGCTGATAATGTCAATTTCCCGGTTCTTTACTTTGTTTGTTTTCCAAAGGAAATTAAGAAACCTTTTATAT